AGCATCATGTTCAATGTCAAATGGTAAAATTGACCACGTACCAATTCGTAGCTCTTGCTTTGCCTTAATCGTGCATAAGCGATGACTTTCAAAATTCATAGCTTGTTGTGTTCCAGCAGTCATATAGCTGATTACACCATTGTCGACAAACTGCTTTGTGTACTTTGCATGATCACCATGTTCGTGTGTGATAAGACACCCTGCTATATGTCTTGTTTTATATTTAAAATGCTTTTGAACACGTTCAAATTTTATACCTGCCTCAAGTAGTAACGTAGTACGTCCATCATTTAAGACGTAGCAGTTACCACTTGAACCAGTTGCTATTGTTTCAATTAAAATGGCTCTTCTTCGCTTTCTTTTTCTGTTGCAGGTTCTTTTATTTCTTCAAAGTCAGATACATCAATAGGTTTTTCATTTTCTAATTCTGTGTATTGTGCTTCTTCAAAAACTGGTGGTTCAAAATCCAATTGTTCTTGATTTGCATTTTCTTCAACTTCTGCATCCAATACTTCTTTGCGTTGACGTTGTTCAGATTCTTTAATTTGATTTGATAAAAGACTAGCGTCATCCGTGCTGTTTAAAATCTTTTTACATGCACGGTTTATTACAGTCTTTTTAGCCATTTCTTGAGGGAATCTTCTGTGTGTACCGTCTTCTTTAAATACACCGTTATAAACCATTTGTGATTGCTTCCACGCTTCTTCAATCTCTTCAAATGTCATGATTTCAGTGTAATTTCTACTTTCATCTTTAAATACAACTGTTGCATATGCACCGATAATGTTTTGTGTGTTTCTGTTACCAAAAGACTGTGTATGTTCAAGTTCAACAATTTTTCCGTTTTTAGTTTTATACTTAACTTCGTCACCTTCAAATATGACTTCTGCATTAATTTCTTCTGCGCCTGCTACACGTTTAGTTACTGCCATTGTTCCGTGGTAACTTCTTTGGAATTGAACCTTATCGCCATACATAATGAAATAGCCTTGATTCTTAGCAGGATTTAAACCTTGTACAACCATGTCCATTAAGGCGTTTGCTATGCTGGTTGAAGTTGCAAATTCCAGCGCTGGTTTATAACCATCTTTTTTAGATCCTTTTAATTCTTGCAGTTGTAACATTGCTGACTTCATTGCATTCTCAGGCGAATAGTTTGCAGGAAACTGTAAATCTCCTTGTGCTTCTAATGTCTTAACTCTAGATAGAACGTTGTCGCCCATTTTATTGTTTTTTAATAGTAATTCATTCGTCATTTTATATAGTCTCCATTCTTAATTTTTTATCTTGTTCATTTACTATCAATTGAATTTGTTGTGATTCTGTTTTGATAAGCTCTGTTACTGATTCAGCATTATCAATAAATATTGGCGCTGTAACTTTAAAATGTTTTGATAGTGTGTTGATGATATCTAAGCCAACATTAATTCTTGAGGCGTTATTTAAACCGCTGTCATACTCGACACCATTAACCGTTGTTGAACATGTTTCTTCTAATTCGCCGTTAACTAAGGTATTGAATAGCTTAAATTCAGCAATATCAAATTCGTTATTGATGTTTTCAGTAAGCATTTTGACTTTTGTTGTTGTAAATTCTTTTAAGATATAAAGGTCATGTGAATACTTTTCTTTTTCATCCAATAATCTGTCTTCTTCATTTCTTAATTCAGAAATAACATCATCTAGATGTTTATTTGATTTTTCGATTGATATTGACACTTCAATTTCTGATTTTTCTTGAGTAAGTTCGCTTATTTTGTCATCTATTCCTGAAACTTTATCTTGAATAGTTTTCCTGATGTTAGAGCGTTTTTGATTAATCTCATTTATCTCTAACATTACTGCTTTGTATTCGTCAGTTTGCGTAACGTCAACGTGAGTTATTTTCAACTTATTAATTTTGTTTTGTATTCTTGCTGAACGCTCTTCTGCTTCGTTGATTTTAATTTGTAAATTATTGTTGTCATCCTCTAATTTCTCGATAATTGGCTTTATTTTCTTGCCCTCTGAAATAATGTGATTGATAGATGTTTGTATTGTTTCTAATTCTTTCGATTTGTTTGCATTGAATTTCTGCAATGCTTTTTCTCTTACCTCACTCACTTGTTCAGCTGGTAACTGTTGACCACAACAACTACATACATTGTCATCAAGATATTCAAATTTTTGATTTTTAGCTTTTTCTAAATCACTTTTTAATCCTTTATGATTTTCTAATAATTGATTACGTCGATTTTCTTCATGTGTAATTTGTTGTTTGTTTTGCTTTAATCTTGTTTTAAGATTCGCAACCGTTCCATTTTCAACGTGTAGCTCATTTGTTAAAGCATGTATTTTGTTCTCATTACTGGCGCTATTATTAGCTTCTATGCGCTTCAATTCTGATTGTTTATCAGCTAATTGGTTACGCAAATTAATTTCTTCTGCACCGTTTTGAATATCTATACGCTCATTTTCAAGTTGCTCAATTTCTTGTTTTATGATTGTGTGTCTATCATTATCGAATTCCGGTACATCCTGCTTATTTTGTTGCGTTTGGTTAATACGTATCGGAATATCTTTGATATCTTTGTTAATCTGTTTTATCTTGTCCGTAAGAATCTTTTTCTTTGTTTCAATTTCGTGATCTCCAAGAATATTATTTAGTTCTTTAAAATCATCATTTGTTTTAATGACATCCTCATCATTGATTGGTTTAGCAATTTCAAACAACAAACTTCTTCGCTTCTTCCAATCTAGTAAGTTAAATGCTTGAGGGTTCGTAATTAACTTGAATACATCTTCATCAATCAGTTCATCAATACGAGCTTTATAATCCTTTACTTTTATTGATTCATCATTGATATATTGTTTCTTCGTTCGACTTCGTGAGTATTCCTTGCGATTCGTTTTTTGATTTATTGTGTATTTAGGATGTGACTCTTTTTTAAAAGTCGTAATTTTTCCGTCGATTTCAAATTCTGCGAAAACAGTCGGAATTAACTCATAATTTTCTTCGTTTTTTTCGTTTAAAGGTACAGGGTTAAATGATTTGGTTGAACCGTCTAAACCCTTATCGAAAAGCAGCCATTGTAATGCGGTTGCTGTTGTAGTCTTGCCAGTCGCATTATTGCCGTATATTTTTGCATCTTTACCGTCAAAGTTAAATTTTTCTTCTTTGATTCCAGCAAAGTTCGATATAGTTAACTTATTTATTTTCATATCTTTCCTCATGCTCCTTTTTTAATCTTCCGATGACCTCTTAGCACCTCGATAATTAAATTTTTTATTCGTTCATGGCTGTCTGGATTGATTTCATGTATCTGCACAAGCTTATTGTTTGTTTTGTAACTGTCGTGATAGTGCAAGAAATTAATCGATAAGTATCCGTGATGATTACGTTCAATTTCCAATAATGCTCGTTGGTTTGACAAAGTATATTCGTCGAATAACGTCTTAAAAATATTCAATATATTTCTTTCTGTATCTCTCATGCTTATACCTACCATTTCATGACTAAGTTAATTAGTCTGTCATAATCATCTGCGTTTTCTTCAATCCATTCGTAAATAGATTGATTTAATATGTCTAATGCTGTGTATAGATCGTTCTCATTAGTTATGTTTATGCCGTCGATAAACTTATCTTCTAAATCTAAGATATTCACCAGAATGCTGTGGTCCTTCTTCTTAACTGCTAATTTAAAATCAAATCCGTCTACATTAATTACCTTCTGACATACATCGCCTATTTCGTAATACATCTTGACTTCCTCCGTTTTTCGTTTTATATTGAACGTGAATTAATTTTGCTAATCGTTTGTCTCTGTTACTTGTTGGCGCAAGTAGCAGTTTTTTTATCTTATTATCAGAGATGCTTCATAAATTGTGCCTTTTGGTTCGCCCGGCACTACTATTTGGCCGACCATTAAATATTGATGCACTCTTCTTCTGGATGATTTCTTAAGTTTTAAATTGTGTAATACTATGTCTCCAGTATGTCTATCTAAATATTCAACAAGATAATTTCTGTTCTGAGCCGACATGTAAATATGCGGGTTGTTGTACTTCTTTCTATATTCAGTGATCGTTTTAACTTCATCATCACTTAAAACAGCTTGTTCTGCCTTTCTTTCCCATTCCACACTAGGTTTAACGTATTCTTCAAACCAAGTCATTTAATCATCCACCCCATAAAAGTATTCTTTATAAAATATGAATGTCCCTATACTTGCGAATCCTGCAATTGACCACGCTGTAGTGAAGTATAGAAACGGCATGAGTACAATTGCTAAGACTGTGAAGCATAATACTGCTAATAGATAGCTTTTATATGTGTCACTCATTTTCTTTTTTCTCCTCTTTGGTTGTTTCATCGTTTATCAAACCTTGCATTTCCATTAATTTTTGAGGTATACCAGCTTTTAACTGGATTTCGTATAACATTTGTTGAATGTGTGGTGGCACTTCTACCATTCCTTTCGTGTATAATTTAGTTATCTCCTAGTGAAAGGAGGTGATAAGTATGGAATTTAATGATTTTCAAAATTTCTTTGGTGAACTTAGTAATCAAGCCGA